CAGCAACTACAACAAAAAGAAACCGAAACTCAAAGAAGTTTCTCCCGATTCTAACTACGACCCGAGGGATATCCCACAAGAATTCCCTCCGGTCAGGCTTGATAATGTCAAGGCCAAGCTTACGGACGTCAGACCTGGAAAGGGTCGTTCGTATGTCAAAGTTAACAAGGGGGCGAATGTGCCATACCCACCAGTGGTTGTGGCTTCCGATGCCATGAGTACTCTGGCAGCTATCAAGAAGAGGGCCGATCACGTGCCCTTCGAGCTAGCTGGAGACTCGTTCCGCAGAGGATACTTCCTCTTGTTGGCTAAAACCAATTCTTATCCGACCATAGAGGTCGATGAGCTGTTCTTAACTGATTGGCTTATCACTCTTAAGTCCCAGAAGATGGATAAGATGGTACAAGCTTACCGGCGCCCAATTTATTATGAGGGCATAAATAATAAAGACATTATCTCCAAGCTCGAGATTTTGAACAAGGCCCCGGGCGCAATGCCCAGGGTTGTTTACAATGGGACAGACGCGCACAATCTAGTGATGGGAGCCGTGACCAACGAGCTCTCTCGCCGGATGCATGATATGCTGTCCCTTGAGAACCCGCTCAACGTGGGCAACCGCGTTGTTTATACTGCGGGGATGTCAACAGACGAGATAGCACGTATCGTCTGCGCAAATCCCGGCCGTTATATCGAGGGCGACTTCTCGAACAATGACGCAACGCAGCCGCCCGACTTCAGAAAGTATGAGGCTGCGTTTTATCGTAAGCTCGGCGCCCCGAAGTGGTACTGTGCTCAGATCTTGACTGCAACCAGTTGGACAGTGTTTTCCAAAATAGGCTTGCGTTTGAATATCAAGGGTCAGCGGTTGAGTGGGGAGTGCCCCACTTCGACTGGCAACACCTTTGTTAACGCTTGCACTAAACTCGCTGCCCTTTCCATGGCAAAGGTCAAGTCTAGTACCAGCTTCATCCTAGGGGATGACGAGTTGACGGCGGTGCATGATGCCGATTTCAACCCACCAGTGATCACCAAGACCTACTCTGAGGTCGCTGGAGGTAGTGGAATGACGGTGACGGTTAAGTTCCCGTCTAACGATGAGGCCTCTTTCCTACGGAAACGCTTCGTCTTGGATGATAATGGAACCGCCCATTGTGTGCCAATGTTCGGCAGGTTGTGCGAGCGACTTCCCATTCGCGGTAACGTGAATGAA